CCCGTCCGATTCAAGTCTGGATTGAACGCCTGCAGGAAGCCCCGAGGATCACCGTGTGGCCCACCCCAGATGCCAGCCAGACATACACGTTCGTGTACTGGCGCTTGCGCCGCATTGATGACGCTGGCAGTGGTGTGAACACCATGGACGTCCCGTTCCGTTTTATCCCCTGCATGGTTGCAGGACTGGCGTACTACTTGGCCCTGAAGGTGCCCGGTGGCTTGGAGCGCTTGGGTATCTTGAAAGAACAATACGACTTGGCTTGGCAGATGGCCGCAGACGAAGATCGTGAAAAAGCGGCGGTTCGTTTTGTGCCGCGCCAAATGTATATCTAGTCATGGGGAATAAGTTTGCTTCTGGTAAAAACGCGATCGCGGAATGCGACCGCTGCGGGTTTCGGTTTAAACTGACGGAACTGCGCAAGGAGATTGTTAAGGGCAATCTAATTAACATCCTTGTGTGCCGCACCTGCTACGACCCAGATCAGCCACAGTTGATGCTAGGGACCTTTCCGGTTGACGATCCGCAAGGTCTTCGTAACCCCCGCCCAGACCGTAGCTACGTGGCTTCAGGCCCGCTGGCAAACGGAAATCAAGGCGAAGGCAGCAGAAACATCCAGTGGGGATGGTCTCCGGTAGGTGGATCGAGATTCTTTGACGACGCGTTGACGCCAAACCGCTTGGCTTTAGGCGTGCAAATCGGTATAGTTAGCGTAAGTACGACATAAGGAGCCAATCATGGCAAACAGTTCAGGCGATAAAACCGTTCCCGTCCAAAAAGGCGGCTCTCCTAGCGCCCCCGGCGGCAAGACCAACGAAGAGATGCTCAAGCTAGGGCGTGGTCTGGCCAAGGTCGCTAACCAAAAGCGAGGCTAAATCATGGCTACCAAAGTAAATAACCTCGATGCCGCAGCATATGCCAAGCCCCACACCATGGCGGGTCAGCCCGTTACGGTAGAAGCCAACCCCGGCAAAGGCGCGAACCGCAGCAAGCTCGATGCGTACGACGTGAGCATTGGCAATATCAGCAAGTCCGCAGGCAACGAGCCGACTAAAACCGCGGGTACTGTGACGCGGGGTAACGGTGCCGCTACTAAAGGCATCACCGCACGCGGTCCGATGGCGTAAGCCGGGTAGAGCATGACGAATTCCGAGCTTCAAGCTGCAATTGTCTCGTATACAGAAAATACGTTTCCGGACACGTATCTGGCGGATGGCACGGTTGTGTCCAGCACAGAGCAGATCAATCGTCTGATCCAGCAAGCCGAGCAGCGCATCTACAACTCGGTGCAGTTTCCATCGTTGCGCAAGAACGTCACGGGCAGCATTACAGCCAACAACAAATACTTGGCCTGCCCAAATGACTTCTTGGCCCCGTACTCGATCGCGGTGATTGACGCTTTGGGTGTCTACGAGTTCCTGCTCAACAAGGATGTGAACTTCATCCGGCAGGCGTACCCACAGCCGACAGACACCGGGCAGCCCAAGTACTACGCGTTGTTTGGCCCCCAGACCAATGACCCGAATGAGCTGACATTTATTCTGGGTCCCACCCCGGGACTGACATACGGCGTTGAGCTGCATTACTACTATTACCCCGAGTCGATTTCAACGGCATCGTCAGGAACTACGTGGCTCGGAGACAACTTCGACTCCGTGCTGCTCTACGGCAGCTTGGTAGAGGCGTATACGTATATGAAGGGCGAGGCGGATCTCGTCACGCTGTACAACACCAAGTACAATGAAGCCCTCGCACTGGCCAAACGCCTTGGTGACGGTATGGAAAGACAGGACGCATACCGAAACGGGCAAGTTAGGATTAAAGTCACATGACCATCGCACAAACAGCAACGACGAGCTTCAAGGTTGAGCTGCTTCAGGCGGTTCACAGCTTTGGCCCTACGTCCCCCGGCACATTCAAGATTGCGCTGTACACAGCCGCTTCAAACATTGGTCCGGGCACTACGGTGTATGACGTCGCCAACGAGGTAGCGGGCGCAGGGTATGTGGCGGGCGGCAATACATTGGTCATTACGACTAGCCCAACAGCCGGTAACAACAATCTCAGCGTACCGACAGCATACGTGGGGTTCGCCAACTCTTCGTGGCCTAGTGCTTCGTTTACAGCACGTGGCGCGTTGATCTATAACAGCACCGAGGGCAACAAGTCCGTGGCAGTGTTGGATTTCGGCGCAGACAAAACCGTCAACAATGATACCTTCCAGATAATTTTCCCCACCGCCGATGCCACAAGTGCAATCGTCCGAATAAGCTAACAGGAGCTTTTTATGCCTATCGAAAACCTCAAAACCCAAGATGCCGTACACGCAGGCATGGTCGCCAACAAACAAACCGCCGACGGTGCCGGTGCTGGAGGCCAGTACTCCGTTGAGTGCATTGGTGCGGATGGCCGGGTCAAGTGGACGGACACCTTCCACAATCTTGTGATGAACGAGGGCGTGCAAGACATGAACACCCAGTACTTCAAGGGGTCTACCTACACCGCAGCGCTCTTCTTAGGGCTTGTGACGGGCCCCGGCTCCGGCACGACGTTTGCCGCTGCTGATACGCTTGCATCTAAGGCTTGGACTGAGAGTGTGGCTTATGCAGGGTCCCGTAAGGCAGCAGTGTTCGGCACAGCCACCACGGCCAGCCCCTCCGTTATTTCTAACTCCGCTGCACCTGCTTCGTTTGCCATGAACGCCACGGTTACGATTGCCGGTGCGTTTTTGTGCACGGTTTCAAGCGGTACGGCAGGCGTGTTGTTCTCTGCGGGTGACTTTACCGGCGGCGACAAGTTTGTTGATAGCGGCGATACCCTGAACGTTACGTATGCGTTTTCGCTGACCGCGACCTAAAGGCCGCCGGGTGTTTGGCTACGCTGCGTTTGCCCAAGCTCCGTTTGCTGCATTAGGCAGCGGCGGGGCCGTGATTGACGCAGCGGTTGAAGAGGCAGGGAGCGCCAACAGTAACACGAACGGGATCGGTACTACGTTCGTTGCAACAGCTGCGGAGTCGGGCTCGACCACAAGCGTCGTAAATACGATCAACAATACGTTTAACAACCTCATTTCAGAGGCTGCATCGAGTGCATCGGCCCAGACAGCAAGCGCCTCGCTTATCAGTATGATCCAAGAGGCGGCATCCATGCAGGCGGCACAAGCGGCTATTGCTACGATGCGCGGCGCGGTGGTAGCAGCTAGTTCGGGTTCCGCTGCCCAGTCCACCAGTTCGGTAGTCCTTGCGGCTATTTTGGAGGCAGCGTCTGCGGTAGATGCCAATACGGCAAGTAAGCTGCTCGTGGCCAGCATTTCAGAGACAGGTTCCGGAGCCGCCATCAGCACGGCTCGCGTTGTTTTCTCGGGGACGGTTGCGGAGACGGCAACAGCAATTGCAACTTTGATAGCCGTACGAACGGCTAACGTATACCCAATAGGAATACAACTATATGTTCAGATTGGCGGCGTGCTTGTTTGGGCACAGGTCGATGACAACCAAACACCCAACTGGGTTACGTTACCGTCGTAAGGAATAAAAATGGCAATCGTTGTAAAAGACCGAGTTAAAGTCGTCTCCACCACCACTGGCACAAGTGATTTTGCGTTGGGTTCTGCTTCGCTGGGGTTTCAAAACTTCTCCGTTATCGGTAACGGTAATGAAACTTACTACGCCGCCGTTGACCCAATCACTGGTGATTTTGAGGTTGGCATTGGGACCTTTACAGCAGCGGGGCCCACACTCACACGAACGACGATATTAGAGTCTAGCGCAGCAGGGGCAAAGGTCTCGTTTTCAGCGGGCTCTAAAGACGTGTTTGTAACGTACCCTGCAGAGCGTGCAGTTTACTTGGACACGACGGGCACAAACACCGTGCAGAACGTGTTTGACACACTAAACGCAACAACCGCCACTTTAACGGGCGGCACTGTATCAACGACCCCATCCACGGGCAACGACATTGCCAACAAAACGTACGTGGACACTATTGCATCAGCAGGTATCCACTACCACGAGCCTGTTTTTGTTGAGTCACCCGACCCTGCGGGTAGCTTAAACGCGACGTATAACCAACCGGGCGGTGCGGGTGTGGGTGTTGGCGCTACCCTGACCAATGCGGGCACGCAAGTAGCTTTGACCATTGACGGCGTGCTGATGACTGCGGGTAAGCGGGTTCTGATCTACAACCAGACCAGCGCGTTTCAAAACGGCGTTTACACGGTTACGACAGTAGGCACAAGCGCAACTAACTGGGTACTGACTCGCGCTACAGACGCAGATACTTACGCCCCGAGCAGCCCAAATTCGCTTGGTCAAGGTGACGCTTTCTTTGTCACCGATGGCGATACCGGCACGAGCGAGGGGTATGTCTGTACTACGGTTGGCGCTATTACGTTTGGCACTACGGCGATTACGTTTTCTCAGTTCAGTGCATCAACTTCATACAAGGCTGGCGTAGGCCTCAATCTCAGCCCGGCGACGACGTTTAACATCTCCGCTGTAGGTACAGCAGGCACGTACGGCTCCGCATCAACAGTTCCGGTAATTACCACCAACGCGCAGGGGCAGGTGTCTGGCGTCACTCCTACAAGCATCGCCATAACTTCTGCGGCAGTCTCCGGGCTGGCAGCGTCGGCCACCACAGACACCACGAACGCAGCAAACATCTCGTCGGGTACGCTGCCGACGGGGCGCATCTCGGGCTCATACACGGGCATCACAGGTACTGGGGCGCTGGCTGCGGGTTCACTTGCTGCAGGCTTTACTACGGTTTCCGCTCCATTGGGTGGCACGGGGCAGTCTTCGTACGCCGTTGGCGACTTGCTATTCTCGAACACCACCACGTCTTTGGCTAAATTGGCCGATGTCGCTGTAGGTAACGCGCTCATCTCCGGCGGTGTTGGTTCGGCCCCGAGCTACGGCAAGATTGGAATGGCTACGCATGTCAGCGGCACGCTCCCTGTAGCCAACGGCGGTACTGGCGTCACAAGTAGTACGGGTACGGGATCGGTAGTTTTGAGTAGTAGCCCAACACTTGTAACTCCAGCCCTAGGAACACCTTCTTCAGCAACGCTGACGAATGGCACTGGCCTTCCCTTGACCACAGGTGTTACTGGAACCCTCCCTGTAGCTAACGGGGGTACAGGCATTACTTCGCTGGGTGCGGGCGTAGCTACCTTTTTGAACACACCGTCGTCTGCTAACTTGGCAGCAGCCGTCACGGATGAAACAGGCTCCGGTGCTTTGGTGTTTGCTACCAGCCCCACGTTCGTTACTCCGGCACTAGGCACTCCCACGTCAGGCAACTTGGCCAGCTGCACGTTCCCCACGTTAAACCAAAATACCACGGGCTCGGCTGGAACCCTGACCACTGGCCGCACCATTGCCATAACGGGCGACTTGACGTACACCAGCGGCAGCTTTAACGGTTCGGCCAACGTAACCGGTACAGGAACACTTGCCAACTCGGGCGTGGTCGCCGGAGCTTACGGTGCAAACAACTCCATTCCGTCTATTACGGTGGATGCCAAGGGTCGGGTAACTGCGGCTAGTACAGTAACCCCAAGCGGCACTTACGCGATTAGTGTTTCAGGTTCATCGGCCTCTACGACGGGCAACGCGGCAACCGCAACCGTTCTTCAGACGGCCCGCACAATCGGTGGTGTATCTTTTAACGGCTCGGCCAACATTAACTTGCCGGGCGTAAATACTGCCGGTAATCAAGCTACAACTGGTTCTGCAGCGACATTGACCACTGCACGAACGATCAACGGGGTTTCGTTTAACGGCTCGGCAAACATTACCGTTGCAGACGCCACTAAGCTGCCATTGGCTGGAGGCACTGCGACCGGCACCATTAACGCGCCTACCTTCAACGCCACGTCCACTGTTGGCGGCGGGTTCCAAGGTATCGACGTGGATACGGCATTAGCACCTAGCTTTACTTGGACTACTGATTTAAATACCGGCATGTATTTAGCTGCGGCTGACACACTTGGGTTTACCACTGGCGGCGTCAGTCGCGTAACGATTAACGCTACTGCCCTAACAGCAGCAGGTAACGTGGTGGCCAACTCTGACGAACGGTTGAAGGCTGATTGGGCCGACCTGCCTGAAGACTTCATTGAGCGGCTTACTCAAGTCAAGCACGGCACGTACACTCGGATTGACAGCGGTGAACGGCAAGCGGGCTCCTCGGCACAAGACTGGCAAGCACTGTTGCCCGAAGTAGTTGTTACCGGGACGGATGAGGCAAAAACGCTGTCGCTTGCATACGGCAACGCCGCGCTCGTGTCGGCAGTACAATTAGCCAAACGTGTAGTGGAACTCGAAGCGCGGATCGCTCGTCTAGAGCTTCTTTTAGGATAACTCATGCCAAGCACCTACTCACCAGACCTACGCATCGAACTCATCGGCCCCGGTGAGCAAGCGGGTACGTGGAACACCACGACCAATACTAACCTCGGTACGCTGGTTGAAGACGCCATCTCGGGGTACGTTTCGGTGTCGGTAACTTCTGCCAACCAAGCCCTGAGCGCCAGTAACGGTGTCGCAGATCAAGCCCGAAACGCCACGGTTGCACTGACTACCACCACAGGCGCTAACTTCGCTGTCTATACGCCTCCAGCGGCTAAGCAGTACGTCATCCACAACACTACGGCGTTCACCGCCACGATCTACAACTCCACAGTACTGGGCAACACCACGGCTGCGGGTCTGGGCGTAGCGGTTGCTGCGGGTGCAAGGATCTCCGTGTTCAGCGATGGGTTTAACTTTCGCGCAGTAGAAGCCGCTACGTTCTCGGGCGTACTCCCAGTAGTCAACGGCGGCACAGGAGTTTCAATCTCGACAGGTACAGGCGCTACAGTCCGCAACACAAGCCCAACGCTAGTAACCCCTGCACTGGGTACGCCATCGGCGCTCGTCGGCACGAACATCACAGGCACAGCAGCGAGCTTAACTGCAGGCACAGTAACCACCAACGCGAACCTAACAGGGGCAGTCACAAGCGTAGGTAACGCCACGTCCTTGGGGGCATTCACTTCGGCCCAGCTTGCTACGGCGCTTACCGACGAAACCGGCACTGGGGCTAACGTATTTGCTACCTCCCCAACGCTGGTAACTCCTGCATTGGGAACCCCGGCTTCGGGGATAATGACTAACGTCACGGGCCTCCCAATTGATGCGGGTACCACGGGCACACTGCCAGTTGCTAGAGGGGGCACAGGGGTTACGACCTCGACAGGTACAGGCGCTACAGTCCGCAACACAAGCCCAACGTTGATTACCCCCGCTCTAGGCACACCCACAGCGCTTATTGGAACCAACATCACGGGCACGGCGGCGGGTTTAAGCATCGGCGGTAACGCCGCTACTGCTACGAACGCTACGAACGCTACGAACGCTACGAACGCTACGAACGCTACGAACGCTACGAACGCTACGAACGCTACGAACGCTACAACAGCGGTTAGCGCGACCAAAGTCTTGACTACTAATTGGACCGTAGAAGAAGTGGGCGCGG